AGCTCAGGATTATATAGTTTGTTCATTCCTATGGAATGGAATTACGAAGGATTCATTGATTCTTTTGGGATGCCTGTCTTCGACACACCTGAAACAGAAACTTTTGGGCCTTACAATGAGACAATTGACACAGGAATCCTTGAGCACTGGAATAATGAAGCTGATGGTTTAAAGAATGACGGAGACGCTTTAAATGAATTTTATAGACAGTTTCCACGCACGGAAGAACATGCTTTCAGAGATGAAACTAAGAACAGTATATTTAATTTAGCAAAAATATACGAACAAATAGATTACAACGAAGGAAGTGGTGTGTCTAACAGTTTAACAACTGGTAACTTTCAATGGGTTAACGGAGTAAAAGATACTAAAGTAGTTTTTTATCCAGATCCAAATGGAAGGTTTAAAGTTAGCTGGGTACCACCAACACACCTTCAAAACAACATAACTACCAAAAACGGTAGAAAATGTCCTGGGAATGAGCATATGGGAGCGTTTGGATGTGACTCTTATGATATTTCAGGAACAGTAGATGGTAAGGGATCAAAAGGTGCTTTACACGGTCTTACAAAGTTTTCTATGGAAAACTGTCCACCAAACAGTTTTTTCTTAGAATATGTAGCTAGACCACAAACGGCTGATATATTTTTTGAAGACGTTTTAATGGCATTGGTATTTTATGGTATGCCGTTACTTGCAGAAAATAACAAACCTAGATTGTTATACTATTTACGAAGAAGAGGTTATAGAGGTTACAGTATGAATAGACCAGATAAAGTTTGGAATAAATTATCTGTAGCTGAAAAAGAAGTTGGTGGAATACCAAACTCTAGTGAGGATATAAAGCAAGCACATGCTGCTGCTATTGAGATGTATATACAAGATCACGTGGGTCATTTAAGTGAAGGACAGTATGGTGATATGTATTTTACAGAAACTTTACAAGACTGGGCAAAGTTTGATATAAACAAAAGAACAGCATTTGATGCTGCTATAAGCTCAGGTTTAGCAATTATGGCTTGTAATAGACATTTATATAATCCTAACGCTAAAATAGAAAAACAAAAACTAAACATAAGCATTGCAAAATATAAACAAAGAGGGATGCATTCAAAATTAATACAATAACAATATGGCTAATTCATTTTCAAAAGGTTTTTTCCCTAGTCAAGTAGCGAGTGATCAAGAAAAGGCTACAATTGACTACGGTCTGAAAGTTGCCAAAGCAATTGAAGACGAGTGGTTTAAACGTGATAACAGTGGTTACAGGTTTTCTAGCCATCAAAATAGCTTTCATAAATTAAGACTTTATGCTAGAGGAGAACAATCTATACAAAAGTATAAAAATGAATTATCTATAAACGGTGATCTGTCTTATCTTAATTTAGACTGGACACCAGTACCTATTATACCTAAATTTGTAGACATAGTAGTTAATGGTATCGCAGAAAGAACTTATGATGTAAAAGCGTTCTCACAAGATCCTTACGGTGTTAGTAAGAGAACTAAATACATGGAAGGTGTAATTAGAGATTTAAAAACAAAAGAACTAAACGAGTTTGCTGAGGAAGCTTTTGGTATAAACTTATTTGCTAATCAACCAGATAAACTACCTGATTCTGAAGAGGAATTAGCATTACACATGCAGCTTAATTATAAGCAAGCTGTTGAGTTAGCTGAGGAACAAGCTATTAATACGTTATTTGAAGGTAATAAATACGAGTTAATTAAGAAAAGATTTTATTACGATATTGCAACTATCGGTATTGGAGCTGCTAAATGTACGTTTGATACATCTAGAGGCGTTACTGTAGAATATGTAGATCCAGCTCATTTGGTGTATTCTCATACAGAATCACCTTATTTTGACGACATATATTATGTTGGTGAGGTAAAAACAGTACCTGTAAACGAATTAGTAAAACAGTTCCCTCATTTAAAACAAGATGATTTAGAAGAAATAACTTCTCAAAGTAAACTTAAAAAAGGTTATTACAATAAAGATTTAGGTAGCTCAGAAGAGCAAGATAAAAATCAAGTTGAGGTTTTATATTTCAATTATAAAACTTACGCTAACGAGGTTTACAAAGTAAAGGAAACTGCTACAGGCGCTAGCAAAGTAATAATGAAAGATGATACATTTAACCCAGCTGAAGATGCTTTACTAGAAGCTAGGTATGGTAAAATGTCAAGATCTATAGAGGTTTTATACGAAGGTGCTCTAGTTTTAGGTAGTGATAGACTGCTTAAGTGGGAACTAGCTAAAAACATGATGAGACCTAAAAGTGATTTTACTAAAGTTAAAATGAACTATAGTATCGTTGCACCTCGTATGTATAAAGGAAAAATAGAATCATTAGTTAGCAGAATAACCGGTTTTGCTGACATGATTCAGTTAACACATTTGAAACTCCAACAAGTCTTATCGCGAATGGTACCTGACGGCATATATTTAGATGCTGATGGTCTTGCTGAGATAGATTTAGGTAACGGCACAAATTATAACCCACAAGAAGCATTAAATATGTTCTTTCAGACGGGATCTATAATAGGTAGGTCTATGACTTCTGATGGCGATATGAATCCAGGTAAAATGCCTATTCAAGAAATACAATCTGGAAACGGTGGTGCTAAAATGCAATCACTTATTCAAACGTATAATTATTATCTGCAAATGATCAGAGACGTGACCGGTCTAAATGAAGCAAGAGATGCTAGCACGCCGGACGCGAAGGCTTTAGTTGGTGTACAAAAACTTGCTGCTGCAAATTCAAATGTAGCAACAAGACATATATTACAAGCTGGTTTATTTATAACAGCTGAAATGGCTGAGGCTTTATCATTAAGAATATCTGATATTATTGAGTACTCACCAACAAGAGATGCATTTATACAAAGCATCGGAACACATAACGTTGCTACGTTAGATGAGATGAAAAATCTACACTTATACGATTTTGGTATATTTATAGATTTACAACCAGATGAAGAAGAAAGACAAATGCTTGAAAACAATATACAGCAAGCATTGCAACAATCATTGATAGAGTTGACGGATGCTATTGATTTGAGAGAGATTAAAAATGTTAAATTAGCTAATCAATTACTTAAAGTTAGAAGAAGAGAAAAACTTAAGAAAGATCAGCAAATGCAACAAGAGAATATACAAGCTCAATCACAAGCTAATGCTCAGGCACAGCAGGTTGCTGCTCAAGCTGAGGTGCAAAAAGAACAAGCTTTAACTCAAAGCAAAATACAGTTAGAGCAAGCTAAATCTGAAATGGAACAACAAATGTTACAAGCTGAAGCAATGATTAAAAAGCAATTAATGGATCATGAATTCCAATTAAATATGAAACTAAAGAAAATGGAATTAGATACTATTAATGCAAAAGAAAAAACAAAAGAAGATCGTAAAGATGAAAGAACTAAAATTCAAGCATCTCAACAATCTGAACTTATAGATCAAAGGGCAAAGAATACATCACCTAAAAACTTTGAATCTAAAGGAAACGACTCACTTGGTGGTGGATTTAATCTAGGTGCTTTTGAACCTAGGTAATGTTTAATTATTTAATTATATTATATTATGGAAAACGAGAACAAGGAATCAATGGATTCCATTAAAGCGGATTTACCTACTACACATCCTCCTGCAAAAACAGAAACAGAAGAGGTAGTTAATGAACCCGTTAAAATTAAAAAAAGACCTAAAAAGCTCGTTCAAGATGAACCAGAGGTTTTAAAGGTTAACTTAGACAAACGAGAAGAAAATGTTGCTAAAAAAGAAGAGAAAAGCGATGTTATTAAAGTTGACTTAAGTGAAAACAAACAAGAGGAAGAACCGGTTAAAGAAAAACCTGTAAACGAAGAACCTGTTGTTGAAGAAGTAAAGGAAGAAAAAACAGAGGTAGAAAATACACCCGAAGAAAAAACAGAGGTAGAAGATACACCTGTATTAGAAGAAATCACTGAAGAACAAGTTGAAGAAAAAACAGAAGAGCTTCAGGAAGAAGTACAAGAAGCTGTGGCTGAAGCGCAGGCCACTGGAGATCCTTTACCAGAAAATATACAAAAGGTAGTAGAGTTTATGAACGAGACTGGTGGTTCGCTGGAAGACTACGTTCGATTAAACACTGATTACACATCATTAGATGAAAATCAATTGTTAAAAGAATACTACCAAAATACTAAACCTCATTTATCAAGTGATGAGATAGACTTCTTAATGGAAGATCAATTTTCTTACGATGAAGAAACAGATGAGGAAAGAGATATTAAAAGAAAAAAATTGGCGTTAAAAGAGCAAGTTGCGAACGCTAAAAGCCACTTAGACGGGCTAAAGTCTAAATATTATGAAGAAATTAAAGCTGGAAGCAGGTTAGCGCCTGAGCAAAAGAAAGCAGTTGATTTTTTCAACAGATACAACGAAGAGCAAGCTGAGATCAAAAAGGTTGAGGAGCGTCAAGTAAATGTATTTAACAAGGAAACTAATAAAGTTTTCAACGACAAGTTCAAAGGTTTTGAATATAACGTCGGAGATAAAAAATACAGATACAACGTAAAAAATGCTGAAGAGATTAAACAAACCCAAGGTAACATTTCTAATTTTGTTAAGAAGTTCTTAAATAAAAATAACGAAATGCAAGATGCCGTAGGTTATCATAAATCTCTATTTACAGCAATGAACCCCGATGCTATAGCTAATCACTTTTACAATCAAGGTAAAGCTGATGCTTTAAAAGAAAGTATTGCTAAGTCTAAAAATGTCGATATGACACCAAGACAAGGGCATACTGAAGTTAAGCAAGGCGGAACCACTTATAGAGTAATTAGCGGAGATGATACCAGAAGGCTTCGAGTTAAAATGAATAGAAAATAAGTTTAACTAATTAAAATTAAAAATTATGCCTTTTATTAATCCCGCACAGGGAGCGGAACTAAATCACGTAACTCCAGCTCCAGTGCAAAATTTGTACAATTCAAACTACTTGGCTTTTGATAGCGCAAGTGGTGGTGGTACGTTCGCGCAACAATTTTTACCAGAAATCTATGAGAAAGAAGTAGAGAGATACGGAAATAGAACTATCTCTGGTTTCTTAAAGATGGTTGGTGCTGAAATGCCATTACAATCTGACCAAGTAATCTGGTCTGAACAAGGAAGATTACACGTAGCGTATGACGCTGCTGAGAGTGGAGCAGACACTGTTCAAGTAACATCTGCTAACTCTAACACTATTTTACTACCTGCTAATCACAATGTACAATTACATGATACAGTTGTTATTTCTAACGCTGACTCTAGTAAAGTACTTAAGTGTTTAGTTGTTGCAATCTCTGGTACTAACAATGTTAATGTAACAGTACAACCTTACACTCAAGCTGACTTAAGTGTTTCTGGTGCTGTTGAATTCGCTGATCTTGAAGACATTAAACTATTTGTTTATGGTACTGAATACAGAAAAGGTTCTTCTGGAATCACTGGTTCATTAGATGCTTCTTTCACTCAATTTAGCAACAGACCAATCATCATGAGAGACAGATACCAAGTTAATGGTTCTGATACTGCTCAAATCGGTTGGGTTGAAGTTACTTCTGAGAAT